TTGCACCACGCTGTCGATGTTTTCGTCGCTAAATGAGACGGCGACGAGACCGCTGAGATTCTCGAAGCTAGCCTCGAATTCTTGGCGGAAGGTGCGGGCGTCAAGCTGGGCGCGGGCGGCTTCGATTTCTTCCGGTGGGACGTTGTCGCCGTCGATTGTGGTGAATTGCCAGCGACTCCAGTCGGAGTCGCCGGAGTCGGCGTATTGCCAAAGTTCGTAGAACCAGCTGGCGGTGCCGTCGGGGGTGGAGATAAACAACGCCCAGCCTTGTTTGTCGGCGAGGGCGGGGCGGATGACTTCGAACCAGACGTCGCTGGACATGAAGGCGGCTTCGTCGAGCACCACGCCAGCCAGACTGCGGCCTCGCAGGGCCATGGCGTTTTCAGTGCCCTTCAGTTCGATGGTGGAGCCGTTGACGAGTTCAATTTTGAGGTCGGTCTCGTTCTTGGACTTGATCCAGGCTTTTGGGACGAGTTTTTTCAGTACCTTCCAGGCGATGTCCTTCGCCATGCGGTAGGTGGGGGCGGCGTAGAAAAAAGTTTCGCCGGGGCGTTCGATTGCTCCACGCAAGAGTTCGATACATGACAGGTAGCTTTTGCCGAAGCGGCGGCCGGCTACCAATACTCTGAAGCGTTTGCGGCTGGAGAACACTTGCCCCTGGGCGTAGCGGAGCGAGAGGGTTCCAGCCGTGTCGGTCACTTTTTCGGGTACGGGTACCTTCTAGGGTATTACAGGAATTGAACCCCTGCCCCCGGGTGTGTAACAGAGAAAGGAAATGCAAATGTATCAGTAGGTTCCCTGCCCCCCGGTACATCCGTACTATTCTCGCAACCCTCCCCCCGGTCGCTGGTACGGTTGTATTGTAGTACAGCTGTACTCGCAGAAAATTAGAAAATCTCTTGCGAGTACAGCTGTACTAATCCTCAGCGACCGAGCACCAGGAGCCGACACTCGGCCGGGCCGCGGCCGGTAGCTTCGCAGCGTGCCAGCTGGCGGCTATTGTCGTAGCCCATCGCCACCACTGCAGCGGTCAGCAGCATGGCGGCAACGGTGAGGGTGCGGGAGTTCATGGGGGAAGCGTGGTGAGCTTGCCCCTATTGTTGCACAGGATCGGCCGGATTGCTAGCCCCAGGCGGTGAGTCTCGTGGGTCTCACGCGTTGCGCTTATCGTCGATCTCCACCCGAAGCACGGGGGCCGCGGCGGCCTGCGCTTCCGGTGCGACTTCGCCGACCACTGCGCCAAGGTCGCGCATCAGCAGCTGAGCACTGCCGATCTGGCCCTTCCGGATTGCAACGTCGATCGCCCGCAGTCTCATGCTCTGGAGTCGTGAGACTATCGAGTCCCGATCCCGCTTCCAGTCCTCCTCGTTCCAGTCTTTCACGGCGTCCCAGTCCCGCCAAGCTGTAGCTTCGGCGATGGACTCACGATCCGCGTGCTCTAGAACCAACTGGCGAACAGTCAAACCGCTGAGCTGCCGTTTATAAAGCCGCTTCCGCCGCTCCTCGATCACCGCGTCAGGGTTGCGCTTCCCGAACGGCCTAGAGGGTTTGGTTACATCTTGGCCGGTGGAATCCTCCACGGTTTGCATCACAAACGATCTGCGCTCATGCTAACCTCCACCGCCCATAAAAAAGACCCGGCACAGTGGCCGGGCCGTTGATCGGTGGGGTGCCAGTCAGCAGAAAGTCAGCACGTAACCGCGCTCGGTGCTGGCCTTGGCCACCAGGGCATAGGAAGGGGCGCCGTTTAGGTTGCTGAGTTGCTGCAGCCATTCCACCGCGGCAGCAATGTGATTCTCGCTGCTGTTGAGCGCGTGGCGGTACTCGTAAGCCTTGCTGCCCTTGCGGCTGCCCACGAACGACACCAGGATGCGGCTGCCCTTGGTGTTGGTGGGGCCGGCGTAACGGGTCTCAACTGTCCAGCTGTAACCACATTGCTGGTCTAGCTCCTTGAGATCCAGCAGTGACAGGGTGGCATCAGCCGGGAAGCTCCAGGCAGCGCGGGCGGCGGGGGTGATGATCGGCATAGTGCGAGCCTTGGTAGGGTTTGCTCTTGTGCAATAGTACAGCCGGAAGCGGCCCGGCGTCAAGCCAGGGCCGTGGGGTATTCGTTCAGATTCTCTAGGATCATCTCCCGCAGCCGGTCGAAGCCGTCGCGCCAAGGTGCGGAATCATCACGGGCCGCAAAAACACAGAGCCCCAGATCCTGCAGCGTCCGCACTCGGTCGGCGATGCTCTCACCGCCCCAGTCTGCGCTGATGCCGTCCCATTCCAGCTGGCTGTGATCATCCTCTGAGATCAGTGGGTAAGCCTCCAGGGCTTCCACGGTTTCGATCACGTCAGCCGGGACTCGCAGGAGATCCAGCACCACGCCGCGGCCGTTCCAGCCGTAGCCCACTTCAAGGATCCCGCCATGGGGGTCTGGAGTGCTGGCGGGATCCGTGAGCACGCGGAAGTTGGAAAGCCCCACAAGCCCGGTGCGGCTGTAATCACTGAACCCGCAGTAGGACGGCACGAAACCCAGCGACACATCGCGCCAGTGTTCTGCCAAACAAGTCTGCAAGTGTTCCTCGGGGGACTGGTGCCACTGGTGGCTGCAGTCGGTTTCGGGCTGACCGTCACGGATCAGGACCCAGTGGCCGGAGCATCCGGCAAGACGGTCGAGGCGCTCCAGGAGAGCGGGGGAGGCGGTTGGCATGGCATGGTCTGCCGTAGTGCTCCCATACTGTATGCCATAGGTAGCGATTCCGCAAGCTTGCGCCTGGTGCTACTGTTTAACGGCACACCCCAACCCAGGGACCCATGCCACCCAACTTCGGCAACCGCCCGCTAGGCCCACTGCAGCGGAACTGGCTTAACTTCCTCCGCCGCAATCCCGGCCCGCACTACGTTGCCATGCCCCAGCGTGATCAGCGGATCGCCGACTCCCTGCAGGCCCGCGGGCTGATCACACTGGCCCCAGCACCAGTCACCGACCCCAAGGGGCTCCCGGTGTACACCCTCGAAGCGGTGGAGGCGCCCCAGCAATGAGCGGGGGAGACTGGAATACTACGCGCGAGCGTAAACAGCTGGCCCTAGATGCCCGAGAGCTGGAGCGTGAACAGTTGCGGCTGGAGAAACGCCAGCTGCGGGACTTGCGGTGGGCAGTAGAACGCTCCAGCCTGGCCGCTTCGGATTGGGCTGATCTGCTGGCCCTGCAGGCTGCCCACGGCAAGGAAGGCCCGCTCCAGCTATGGCGGGAACTGGTGCCCTATTGGCGGGCGTGCCAGCGTTGCAACGGCGGCGCTGACATTCCCCCAGATCTTTTTCCACAGGCTACGGGTATCTTTCCGCGCACCGATCAGCCAGCCAAGGCCCCAGCCAATAGGACCCGCTCCAGCAAGGGGGCGGCCCGAAAGGTTCGATCCGATGCCGGCGTGGCCCGTAAGCGCTCCAGCAAGGGGGCGGCCTAAGGGCTGCCCTTTATACTGGTCACCAGTTCTGGCAGGTACGCCAGGCCGTGGGAGGCGCAGGCTGAAAGGTAAGCGGCCCGCGCCTCCGCTTCACTTTTGAAAGGCCCGAACCTATGGGTCACCCCACCGACTTGAATGGTTGCGCTCCAGCTGCGCTTGCCTTGAATGGCACCCCCGCGGCTGCGCTTAGTGTTCTGCATGTTCTGCCGGCGGGTCACCTCCCGGAGGTTGTACCAGCGCTGGTTGAATGGGTTTCGGTCGATGTGGTCAATCTCCATGCCTTGAATGGGCCACCGGCCAGTGATCCAGGCAAATACAACCACCCCGTAGGGATGCCGAGACCTGTAATGAATGGAAAGTTGATGACTTCTTTTGCAGCGATTGCCCCTCAAAGGGCGGTCGTTATCGCGGCGGTGAAGCGTTCCAGTGAATGGGCTGTAGGAATACTTTTCCCACAGGTCCTCTACAGAAGGACGCACGTTAGACTGTGACACGATGACCTGAATGGTAGGTTGTCCGGCCTGAGGTGGGTGCGAACCACGCTCAGGCAACCATTGTACCAGCGGGTCTCAAGCTGAGACTGGAGTGGGATTCTGAAGAGCGGAGTAATACTGCTCTACCCGTGCGAGGAACGAGCACTCAGCCTGCTGCAGTTCTTCGGGGGTCATCCAGTGAATGTTTGGCGCTCCACAGCGGCGGGCTAGAACGATCACAGCTCCAGTCGGTTCAAGCCCGGTCAGGTGTTTTAGGCCGAGGCTGTAAGCCCCACACTGGTCGATGTATGAATGACCTGGGGGCAAGCGTTCCAGGCCATCTTCATCTTTTTTAGTTTTGCGTCCGACGCTGGTTTTCCAGTCGGCAACCACGATGGAGTTGTTCTTGAATCCCAGCAGGGCATCTGCCGTTCCAGCAAAACCTGCAGGGTGGTGGATGCTGAATTCGCTGGCGAAAATTTCGGTGACGTTCTCGGCGATCCAGTCAGACAGGCTGCGGGCATAGCCGGAGGCGCTCCAGCCAACTCGGGGGACGTTCGGTCTTACCCGCTTGAGTGCCCACTGAGTGATGGGGGTCGGGATTCGGGCTAGTCCCTGATCGTCCCAGCGGATGGCGTTGCGCTTGTTTGCAGTGGAGCGTGCCAGCTGCATCGAAGTCTTAAGCAAATATTCAGCCTGACTGTGGGCCATGTTGCCTCGGGTGGCGGCAACATTGCGCTGACAGCTTGCCTCCACTGGTCCCAGGCGGGCTTCCCAACGCTCCAGCCCGGTTTTGTCGCTTGTTTCCTTCAGGATGTGTGTAACACTATGGTATACATTACCTTTGATGTCCCGGTAGACCCGGAAGGGGCCACTGTTGTCTTGCTCCAGCCTCCACTTACGCAGTCCTGCCAGCGTGTCTTGGGTGTTGGAGGCCATGAAGTTATTCTTTCCCAATCTGATAATACCAGTAAAAAGCCCCCTGGGTTAGAGGGGGCGGTGCTACTTAATCGTTTTTAAGTTGTGGATCAGGCTGCCTTAAAAGGATTGCCACCACTGAGAAGGCGGCTGATGTCGAAGCCTTCGGCCTTGGCTTCGAGCCAGGCGGCATCGACGTGCTCTTGGCTGCCCTTCTTGCGGGGGACCGGGCGGACGGTGTACTCGGTGAGCAGGCC